TGGCAGTAAGCGTTCCAAAGATATTACTGACAGATATTGTTGGTCTAGGTAAAGTTCCTGTTCCTGTAAATTCAAATCCTTCACATTGAATAGGAAATCTTTGATATGTGTTGCTATTCCAGACAAGCTCACCATTAGCGTTCATGTTTGAACCATTATGAAATCTATAGACTGTGGCTGATCCATGTAAATTTGCAATAAGTTCTAAAGTGAACAATTCTATGATTGCTCCTGGATTTATTTCTTGTAATGCTGAAACTGGTACTGCCATTAAGGTTCAAATACTTGTTGAAAGGTTGTTGTTATCCTGCTTCTATCAGACTCAAACATTTCTCTACTAAAACTTTGAGCTATCCATTTATAAGTTGTTGTTTCATCAGGAGGCGACCAATCAAAAGAAGCACCATCTTTTCCTCTGGATTCTAAAAAAGTTTCTATTGTGTCTGCATCGCTGTCTTTAACATTAAAAGTAAGATTCCAAACTTTAGGATCTTGATTTAATCCGAAAGATGTACGCTGCTGATAGCCGTCACCAAACTGCGTTATTCGCTGTATTGGCTGACTACGTTTTGTAGCAGAGTATTGTGGATCGAAACTAGGAAAAGTAGCCATTAACGTACACTAGCGAGTAGTCCTCCAGGTCTTTGTTGTTTGATAAGTTCTCCTTGAACTGCAACAGAGATAAGCGTTCCAAGTTCTTTTGCTCCAGCATCATCACCTTGAACATCTGAACCTGATGCATCTACATTAACAACAACACTCGTACTACCGCCACCTCCAAGTTTATTATTTGGCACAATCGTTCCAGAAGATCTTGGAACGAATAGTTCTGGGCCTTTCTCTCCTACTATTGAGGGTCTGTTAACAGGAGGTCTGCCACCATCTGCAAAGCCAAGCATTTTAAATAAACCACCAGTTATAGTTTTACCTCCAGCATTACCAAATAAACCTTGATTTAATGCTATATCTAAAAATCTATCTGCGACATTATTAAGTAAATCACCAAGAGTAGAAGTTCCTTTTATAAGTCCTTTAATACCCTCTTTTATATCATTCTGAATCGTTCTATTAATATTTTCAAAAGCATCTAAAGTTTGAGTCGCTGCTTCAGTAAGATCGTGTGTTTTCTGTAGTTTCTTATCTAAACCTTTTACTCCTTCATCTATAGCATTTCTTTCAGCTATTAAAGTATCTAACCTAGCTTTCTGGTTAATATCTAATTCTTTATTATTCTGTAATTTAGTTATCTCAACATCCAATGCTTCTTTGCTGATGCTTGCTCCTTTTTCTATTTCAGCTACAGTTTTAGCTACTTCGGGATTTAATCCGTTCTTTCTTAGTTCTAATACTCTTGCAGTAAGTTTCTCTTCTTTTTCATTAGCTCTAATTAAAGAATCAAATTTTTCAGTTAATAATGCTGCTTCTGCTTCTGTTTTTCTTATTACACTAAACCTCTGCTTATCTAGGTCTAACACTGCTTGTGCCTGTTCAGCCTGTTTACTTGGAAGAGCAATAATCTGCTTTTGCGGACCATCAATACCAGGTACATCTACTATCTGTTTAACTTTCGGCATAGCATCTATTTCAGCTTGTCTTGCCTGTAGTTCTAAGGCTCTCTCATCTTTTTCAGCTATTCCTAATTTAAGTGCACGATTAGCTTCACCTTCCTTAAGTCCTTGTTGAATACCTAGAGTTTTATTTACGAAGTTAAGTATTCCTGCTGTAAATGCTCCTATTCGAGTTATGGCGATGGCAAACTGAGTGTTCATTAATCTAGTTGTTTCGCCAAATTCGGTTAGGGCATTAACACCCTTCTCACCTATCTGCACTTTCATTACTTGCATAGCTGCATTAAAAGCTGCTGTCTTACCCTTTGTTTTTTCAATCATCTGTATGCGAGCTTCCTCTGCTGACCCCTGCAATCCTAAAGCTGCTGTAACAGCATCGGTATTCTTTGCAAATGGACCTAATGCCTTACCTAATTCACTGATTCCGCTAATAGCACTCTGAATTTGCTGGACAATGGCTGTGGCTGCGATACCTCCTGCGAATCCACCCATTGTTCCGAACATTCCACCAATACCACCACCAAGACCACCAGCTAACGCACCTATTGGACCTTGCCCAAATAACAGAGGAAACGCACCACTTATCAACGCACTCTGAGTATCAAATCCTTTTGTTGCTCCTATCCTTTCTCTAAATGATTTTCTAGGCTGTGGGCCAAACACCCCTGGGCCTGATCCCGCAAAATTTCCCTGTCTTATAGCTTCCATTTTTGCACTTGATTTAATTCCTGCAGCCCTTTCTTTGTTTTGAAGCTGTAATATTTTTAGCTTGCTTTCTTCTTTTGCTATGCCCCTTCCTATTTCTCTATTTATCCGCTTAATATCTCCAAATTGTTTACGATTTTGAGCGTCCACAAGCTCACCCATTTTTCCTCTTAGCTTTGCAGTATTTACTCCTTTAACTTCTAACTCTCTCAACTTCAACTCTATACGCAATCTTTTATCAGATTGCTTAGTAATGGTGTCGATACTCATTGCTGCCTGACCAGCACCTTTAGTAGGAGCCATTTGAGGTCCAAACTGTGCAGCAGTAAATCCAGTAGGTGCTCCTTTTAAGAATTTTGCTCTTTTTGATGCTTCAGCATTTATGTCTCTTTCAACTTTTAGCTCTATACCTCTCTTTTTTACTTGTTGATCTGCTAAAAGTATTTTGTTTTTAGCTAGATCAAGTTGATCTTGGTCAGTTAGTGATTTAACCTTTGCTAAATTATTAGTTGCTTCATCAAGATTTTTACCTTTTGTTTGTAAGTCAATTACCTTACGAGTTACTCCTAGCCCTCTATTTTGTATAGTTAACCTTTTATTTTCTAGCTGTATTAATTTTTGCTCATCACTTAACTCTGACTTAACAGAACCACCGCCACCTCCTCTACGGCCTCCCCCTGTTCCTTTATTTAATGCGTTTACATTTCTACTAATACTGGATAATTTAGCCTCTAAATCTGTTACCTGCTTCAGATTTTTTACACTTACATTTATTTCAGCGTTATATGCCACGATCCAGTAAAAAATTGAATATTTATCCTATTTTACATTAAATAAACTGATTAGCACTATCTTCTGCGTCTTATTTTTTCAAACTCTTTTTCCTGCTCTTCGTTTACTACTTGAAAGTAAGCACTCCAGCCTATTAATTCTGCTTCTGTCATGCTGCCTATTTCGTGGAGCGTTTTGCCTAATTCTTTGGCTACTCCAAACTTGAGCATCATCCAGTTATCTTTCTTTAACTGGCTGGCTAAGATTTTGGGTCTATTACTTCCTCCTCCTCTGCGTTTATAACCGCAAGCATTAAAGCCTGTAAATCGCTGTCTTTAACTTCGTTTTTAAGAACGTCTATTTCTCCTGCGTTGAATAGTTTTGTTCCGTTTTCGTCTAATGCTTTGTTTATTAATAATTGTAAAGCAAAGCCATTTGAGTCATCACTTCTTACTTGCCTTTGTGCCCTTTCACGCTCTGCCATTGTTAAAGGGGTCACATACATAACAAAGAGCGATCCATCGGATAGGGTTACTTCTTTCTTGATTGGGTCGAGATTTGCAGCTTTTTTAAGTCTGTCGAGAGCGTTCAATGTCGCCATAAATTTCATATTGTTTTTATTAGTGTACTTCATTATGCAATAAAAAACCTCGGATTGACCGAGGTTCATAATAATTGATAAATACTAATATAGTATTATGCAGACTTAGATAGATCGAATGTAGGAGCAGCACTAGGTCTGAAGGCTATTTCTACAACCTGTCCGTCATCTGGGTTTACGTTGAAACTTGCAGAAGTAAGAATAATATCTGCCAAAATTGATCTACTTGCGTTTTGATCTACGTTAGCACCACTCATCTGACGATCAATGTACAATCTAACCTTTGCACCAGCTTGCTGACGTTGGATAACGTCTTCAACCATTCTACTGGATAGTAATGTGTCATCATCTGTTGAGTAAACACTGGCAGAACCACTACCATCAGCGAAACCTGAAATAAAGGTTCTAAATGGTGCAGTTTGAGTAACAGTTTGACCGATACTTGTTACGTCAATTTCTGCTCTGGTTATTTCAAAACTCCACTCTCTTACAGATCCAACAACTAATGGTTTTGTAAATGTGATACTTGCAAAAGTTCCTGCTGTAAAAGTAGGTGCTGCTGAAGCTGTTAGTGCTGCTCCCCCTGCTGTTGCAGAGACAGTCATAACACCAGTTGAAGCATCATAAGTTTTTACAAAATGATCTCCTGCTGCAATGCAGTTTGTTACTGTTGCTCCTGTTGGATATGCAAGTGTTACTGTATCGTTAACTTTGTAACCCAACTGAGATCCTACAGTAATATTTCCTCCTGATGAAGGAAAAGCTGATGCTGCAAGAGTTGTTGCACTTGTACCAGCAGGAGAATAATATAAAGCTCCCGAAGTACCCGATAGAACTGTAGCCATGATTAATAATTCTAAGGTTTGAACATACGGGTACTACCCGATATGTCTCTAGGATAGCGTAAATCTATGAAAAGATTCAAGGAGTTAACTGAGCTTGAAAATTTGTTTCTATTCTTGATACAAAGAAAGGGTATAGTCCTTTCCTGGATTCTTGACCACCTTCGACTGATGTGAAACTCGGTCCATCAATTTGACCTGTGCGAACATAGACTCCGCTTGTTGCTTTGGCTGTGCTATCTAGAGTAGATAAGGTTGTAAATGCTGTTCCTGCAAGGGTTTGGTTTCTAGCTGGTCCTTTATTCTTTTCGGTGCATACCCTTACAATTATTATTCCTCGCACATGGTTGTGTGAAGAGGTAAGTGCAGTTTCAGTTGTTAATCCGAATTGAATGTTTACATGGACAAATTCATCTACGCTATCCGCTAAAACATTGTAGAAATTATCAAAAAATATTGGAATTGCAGGACTTAACGCACCATAATCAGTTTGAAATGGAGTTTCGATGGCGGTTCGGACAGATTGATAGTTCATTTTATTTTTTCAAAAACACTTTTAAAGGTGCTTTCTATTTCTTTCTGCATATTACCTCCAGCAGCATACTTGGGAAACCAATCTAATTGAGCAGTCTGACGATTTGGACCATTTTTATCTAAATTTACCATACCTCTAGTGCCTCCAGGTTCTCTAAATCCTGACTTAGTCTTTTTAAGTGGTTCTTGATCGAAGGGTTCTGGTGTATATGGAACTGCGTCTATTGCTTCCTCGGCATAGTAAGCGTTGTTTCCAATAAAAAATTTAGATACCCCCGATGCCGATACTTTTTTTACGCCACTTCTAGGTGGTAGTCCTGAGAATCTTATTGGTACAGGACTTCCTTCTTGTCTACTTCCATCTGCAATTATTCCGTAACCCTTGCTTTCTATAAACCAAGAGTTAGAAAAGAATCCTGTCCACCTTGGACCTAGTTGTTGAAGAGAGTCTGTTACTTTTTCGGTGGCACGGGCAGGGGCGGTGTAGCTCACAACTTCTGCTACCTGATTTATTTTCTTTATTAGTTTTGGAATTTCGTTTTTAGCCATTATTGTGGTCGTGCCAATACTGTGTGGAGGATGGGTTGATCGCCTCTGGATGTTTTTACGTCTACTATTCTCGCCACTTTAGTTGCTCCTGCTTCTGTGTATTGTATGCGATCTCTGCTGTTCGGGAAATAGTTTCCTAGTTCTGCGTTACCAAATATTACCTGTACGTCTGTTGTCTGGGATGTTGATTGAAACTCTGTTGCTGTGACGCTGGTTATCAGTGCTTTCATGGATACGTTTGTGTCCGATCCACCGACTACACCTGTTGTTGCGTTGTAGGTTTGGGTTGTTGCAGCTTTTATGTAAGTTACGTCTATGCCGAACTGGTTTAGTAACTGTGCTGGTAAAGTTTTGAAGGTATCGTCTACAAATGACATATTATCCTCGAACTGCTCTCATCTGGAAAGTTCCTGCTCCACCAATCATATACGCTCCAAGGTAACTTTGAAGCCAGGGGTAAACATCCATAATATTATTAACAGAACCAGTTCCTTGGCTAGCAATATTATATTTGACAGCTAAGTCTCCTAATTTTGCTTCTGCAATATTTCCGTTTGTTCCTATATTTCCTGTCATTGCATCTGTATCGTTTGCCAAAGCTCTAGCAAGTTCATATTGTGCATATTTAATATTTGCAGGAATTGCAGTACAAGCTAGTTCTACATCATCTACCTGATAATTGTTTCTGGGGAATTTTAATGCCTGTCCATGATCGCATCTGTCTCCAAAGTAAACAAAGCTGTCGATCCATCTGGTTGCTGCTATTAATGCTCTGTTCTTTTGGTCATCACTTTTATTATCCCAGGTTGTTGAGTCTGGTACTGTTTCAAAATAAGTATTAGCTTCTGCCAGTGTGACATAGCTATTTGCAGAAGCACTTGATAATGTTGCTGTTATAGTAGCTGCCACGATCCATAAAGTAATTTAGTTTTATTGTAGCGTAAAGAAAAAACCCCACCAATATTTGATGAGGTTTCTTCATTAGTATGACCACCAAATTAATCTTACGATTAATAAGTTGATGTATCAAGAGGTGAGTTAACTGTTAACTGAACCAATGGGATCAAGTCAGCATCATATGTAAGTGCCCACTTATTAGCTGTCGCTAAGTTTGCATTGGTTGGGTTGTCATCAGCAACATTCCACTTAGTACCCATAACGTGATAAGCACTGTGGTAGTCAACAGACATAACATCTTGCTTAGAAAGAATGTTTCTTTCAGCTTCGATTCTTAGTGCTTGCTGATTACCTTCAAGAATTGTTCCTGATTTTGCTAGGTAGCAGAAGAACTCAGTTTGATGACCACTTGAACTAGATGGTGCAACTGTGTTAACAGCAGAGTCAACAACAACTGTACATCCAGCAAATTCACCAACTGCTCTATCGCTAATACCAACACCACCGCCACCCCAAGTGAGGTTTGTGCCCGTTGATAATGCAGAAGTAGAGAATGTCAACATACCAACCTGATATAGGTAGTAAGCAACAGATGGATGAACGATTAGAAGATCAAGATCCTCTCCTCTCTCTCCAAGCAAGTTTCTCGCTCTTGAAATAGTTGAAGCTGTTAAGAAGTTAACTTCAGTAGCACTAGCACCAGCTTTTGCTACGTCTAACTTGTTAGCTGCTAATGCAGTTCCAAATAAACCAGCTAAATGTGAGAACAATCTAGCGTTGTTTAATTTGT